ATCGGTGACCTAAAAAACTGGATGTTGCAGGTGCCCCCATATCAGTTATCCCCATACAGAGGCAACATCAACTGCATCCCTGGTTGAATGCTATCACCTTTAGCCGTGTTGCATCGCCTGCAAAGCAGTTGCACGTTAGACCATGCGTGTAGCCCATTCTTTGATAGCGGAATGATATGGTCAATGGTTGCTTCGTTGTCCAGGTTGTAGCCCTCTGGCTTAACGCACTTGACATTGCATTTGACACAACGCCATTTGCTTTTCTTCGCCAACTCAGCAAGCCCAATTTTTTCTCCGACAGAGCGCGATCTTAGTAAATGCTCTCGGTTTGATCGCTGATGCTTTGCTGCACACTTACTTGAGCAAAACAACTTTCTCTTAACGCGCTTCTCAAACCACTTCTGCTTCCCGCATCTCAAGCAGGCAACCATTCCGCTTTGCCAATCTGCTTTTCGTTTTTCCGCATTACGCCTTTTCGTTTCCTCTTTTTGCTTTTTGAGCATGTCGCGTCTAGCTTCGACTCTCGCAATCATCTCCTCACGTTCTTTCGCCACCCGAACGACCCTTCTCTCTCGTCTCCTCCTGTTGTGTTCGTAATCATCGGTAGCGTAGTAAACGCTCTTCCAATTGCATGCACATTCAAGGTCACAGAACATTAACTCCTGTCCCTTCCTGAGTCTCCTAGATTGTGCGTCGCCTAACACCTTTACCGAACCGCAAAACGCACAAGCAACGGACTCAAAAGGTCTTCTCCTTCCTCCCATTGCACGCCTAAAGAAAACCGCAGACTCGGACAACTTGAGGTAAAAAGGGTTTTCTATCCATATCCTACTGTCCGCTCTAGCCTGTGATTGCATCACCTTTAGGCAATCCTTGGAACATACAGGAAAAACCCTTTTCTCGGACGCCTTGCGAACAAATGCCGAATTGCAAATCATGCACCGCTTGTTGCATATCTTGCTGACTTTTGAAGAACTTTCGCCGGTTAACCCGGCAATGCGTCGATACCTTAACTCTGCTTTTTCGCACTCACTGCATCGCTTAGATGGGCCTTTTTTTCTGGGCATGTTTCCGCCGCAGTCAATACACACCCTTTGCTTTCTTTCCTTGATTTTTGACGGCGAACAGTCATCACAAAACTTATGGTTTCCAGATAGCCTCTCAAACGCAGTCGAGCATGTCTTGCAACTAACAATCTTACTCATGCCTCACCTCCATCCATCAGCCTCACGTAGTTCGCTTCGCTCCATCGCTTGCATGCCATGCCCTCTAACTCATTACCCTCTAGCTCTTCGTGGTGCTCACCGCAAACCGCTAGCCAATTACCACGCTGCATCCTCTGCGTTGCATCCTTGCGAATGGCTATGATGTGGTGCATATCCTTTGATGGCTTGGCGTGCATCACGCCATGCAATTGTACGCAACGCTCACACAACGGATGCTCTGCCCTGTACCTCTCGCTTGCCCTGCGGTGATCGCTTCCATGTCCTTCCGATGTTGTGGAGCGCGTAAGCTGTTTTGACGCTCCACTAAAGCAGTCGCAATGATCTTCCACGATCTTCCCGCATCGGCATAGTTTAGGCATCCTTGCTCGCTGCCTCCTGCACGGTGAGTACGCCAAAGGCTATTACGCTGTTACCCGTCGTTATGTCACGCATACTCCAACGGTAGTTGCCGAGATTAGCCGTAACCGCTGTTGTGATCGACACCGTGAAGGTCTGACCGCTTTTCGTGATCGCGGCGTTTTCGATTACCAACACATCGTTACCATCGTTATCCTCAACAACAAATCGAAGCGTCAACGAGGTCAGAGTAAAGTCAGTAACCACACTAACCGCTCTGGATTCGTCGCGGTAAAAGGTAAGCGTCGTACCCGCTACTCTCTCTGGTGTCGAGGAGGAGACTGGGTAGACGTTGATCGTGCTCGAGCCGCCTATGCTGTCCCTAATTTCATCCAGGATCCCTACCGATGGATCAACGACCGTGCCGCTTGAGTTAAACCCAAGGATAGACCTAATAGCCGTTCGTTCGCTTGACGTCCAGTCAGTGCCGCCACCATGTCCACCACCGCCTCCGCTTGGAGCGTTCTCCAAAGCAATTGTATCAAACCTAAACTGACCCGCTCCATCCGATTCGATCATCGAATCTAGCCGCGTCAACACTTGCAACGTACCTACCGCCGTTGCTATCTCTGATGCCGCATCCGCTGCCAATGCCCGTGCCGACAATGCACCCGTAGCGAATGCATCTTCTGGAATCGAATTAGGCTCGGCATCGTGCAGCACGGATGCGACGTGATGACTACCGGTTACTGCAACTGATCGTTGCGTTGACGATCCAATTAGCACTTGCTTGCCGAAGGAATCGTTAGGCCAAGTTGCGGTTGTAAGTTGCTCCCAAACCTTGATAGCTATCTCTGTATCTAGCGCGTTTGCGTCAAGAGCATTATTACCCAATTCGTCAACCGTATGGACTGTTGTTACGTTTGGTATCGTCGCTCCAGTATGAGTTACCGCCGCCAATGTTATACCGCTTGCCGCTGTTATGTTTGTCGTGCTTGCAACCGTTTCCGGGAATGTAGCCGCAAGGAATCCAGTTGGTTGCGTGTAAGTTGCCATGCGACTCGTTACCGTCGCATCGATACGCGACAGCCCAAACGCTGCAGAGTCTTGATAGTCAACCGCATCCAACTCAATCTCAATGTCTGCTGGATGCATGTTAGCCACGCCACGCAAACAAACGTAAACCACTCTTGCACCCGATGCCAATGCCGCGTCAGGTATATCCACCTCGTACCGTCCGGCTCTCGAACCGTCCGCAACTATGCCGCCACTGGTGTATGTCCCAAGCGTCTTGCTGACCGGAGTTACCGCTGTCCAGGATGATTGCCCGGCGCGTCGATACTCAAATACAAGACCGCTCGATGAGTGGGTTATGCCGCTCAATCCCGCTCCGGTTGTTGACGTGTTGTCGTAGACGATTACGCTTAGCGAAAGCGATGTCGTGCCGGCTTTTATCTTGCGTTTCATTAGTCCATGCCTCCGCTCATGCCCGGTCGAAAGAAAATCGCACCACCGCCGCCGGTTGGCGTGTAAGCCTGCTCAAAAAGACCTAGCACCTGCGTCCGGTTTAACGCAGCATTTGTGAGAGTGATCGATGTGTTCGCCCATGCCGTCGTCCGGGCATCATCCCAATGCGTGGCTATCTGATAGTTTGCACCGTCACCGCCCGTCAGGATGTTTGTCATCGCACCCGGTGCGGTTGCTAAATTGTTAGCAATGTTACGCTGTGCAACCGTACCAAGCACCGCCAAGTCGCTTTGATTTGTCCGAAGTGATCCGGCAAGCTGGGCGCCGAAAGTGACCGTAGTCGTTGAGGTTGAGTTAGTCGCAAACGCCTCAGGTAAAACCAAAGTATCAGCCGCACCGCGAAAGATCATCACCGCTATATGGCTCGCATTCGTCCACGTCCCGCTCGTCTCCGAGGTTGTCGTAGCTATCTTGTAGGCCGAGATTACGTAACCAAAAGACCCAACGACAGACTGATGCACTACTTGGCAATCAGCCGGGATTGTCGGTGCTCCAGTGGCTCCATCCCGATAGACGAAAAACAGTAGCGTATCATTGATTTGATGCGCGGGAATCGTAATCGAGGTGCCAGTTGTTTCATCGGAAGCTATTAGCGAGATTGCCATTACTTAGGCTCCGTCGCTGGGTCGCCGTTCCAATTGTCAATTGCGACAATATCAAGGTTGTATTGGTTTGCTTTTGCTATTTTCTTGACTCGCTTCTTTACGCCGAGTTGCATGCCTGATAGCACGGTTGCGACCAGTTCTTTCGGCGGATTGAGTTTGTGCAGTTCGAGCAGGCTTGCTGTTCGCTTGACGTGCTTTGCAAGTTTCGACGCATTGGGCACAATACCCTGCGACTCGAGCCAGTATAACTTGCCTTGGATGTCATCCCGAGTTAGTTGTAAACCAGGCTGTCCTCCTAAAGCATATACAGCCCACTTCGAGCCGCCATTCTCAAGTGCGATTCGCAGTGCTTCGGTGCTGTCATTGCCTAGCACGTCAGCAACTCCGCCCCAAGTGTAGTTGTCGTCGTCGAGGTATTGATGCTCGATGGCGTTTAGCTCCGCCCACACCTCATTGATGGTTTTGATCTGCCAGTCGTCAATGTTCTTTTCGATCAGGTCGCCGATTTGCATGTTATGCACCCCTTAACAATTTACCAATTTCCGTCTGGAGCGTTTCAATCTTGGCCCATAGTTTTTCACGGTCGCTTCGACATTCCTGCAAATCCGCTCGAGTCGTCTTTTTCTCTTCGACGAACAAGCGAAACAAGATCCCTACCGCTGTGGATAGCACGCCGACAATGCCTGAGCCAATGATGTAAATAAGCGATTCCTGTGTCATTTCGCCAACTCCGATGCAAGTCGTTCGAGGGTCATGTAGCCAACAATATCCGCCGACTTAGTGCCGTCCGTAACACCAAATCGCGGAGTAATCGCAAAGTCGTGATCGTAGCAAATAGCGACCGTATAACCTGCATCCTCGAATCGCTGCCGCTCACACCTCCACCACTTATCGCAAGGTGAACAATTCGACCGGCTGAACATGATAACCTCACGCTTAATCGCTTTTGGCTTGTCGCTGGGGCTTGGGGTGTCGTCGGCGATGTACTCCTGCACTTGCTCAACTTGACTAATCAACTCGCTTGACGTTGGGGCAATGTCGCATTGCGTAGGATCGGTTTGCGGAGTCTGTGTCCAAAACAACAACGCAAAAAAAATCAACACCATAATCAAACCTCCTTGTTTGCTCATCCTAATGGCCTCGACTGTAGCCACGATACACTACGCGGCCCCGGTAAACTCAAGTCGCTGATCCCTACTATCGAGGTGTATTGATGCTTACAGAGTGCATCGATAACCGAAGGGGCGATTTCCGTCCAAGAATCGTTGTGGCTATTGAGACGCCAAATGTAATTACGGCCGCTTCGGTCTTTGCGTTTGCTGTAGCCTAGCCAAGCCGTTGCATGACCTCCGCCACCGCGTAGGCTGATTGACTCCAAGACGCCATTGGAGGCGTAGAACGAGTCATTCCAGGTCGTGCCCGTATGCACCGCACCGCTACCGCTTGCAAGGTACTTGTAGATGTCGTCGTAACTCTCAAGCCAAGTGTGCGAACGAATTCGATAGGGTGATGCCTCTTGCCTCATCTGATCGGTAATTAAAGCCCAAGCCCTAACAGGATATGGCGTGCGATACGCAAGGCTCGATTCGGGCAGATAGCCAATCTCCTTCGCAACCCTCAATCCGCCGCTAATCGTTGATCCCGCATCGCGTCCGAGTAAGCCATCTAGCCGTTGAGACTCTAAGTAGGCGAACAACTGCGAGAACTGCCGCGATTCGCTAACCGCTCCGTGCCCAAGTGCAAGTAGATATTCGCCGCAATTCGTCAGCGAAAAGCCTTGGCAAGAGCCCATATTCCCTTGCTTGTCGTGCCTCATCAACCGTCGTGGGTCGATCTCTTCCGGTGCTGCGAAGTCCCGAAGCGTAAACGGCATGGGGACCGAATTGCTTTGCAACTCATCGCGTCGCTCTAGCGTTGGATCGTAGCCGGTAAAAAATTCGCTCATTCGCTAGCCTCCACGACTTACAAAAAACAACACAATCACCATTGCAAGCGTAACCAAGCCAACAGCCGCCGTGAAACTTGATCCTGTGTTTATCTGCGAAGAATCATCCTGCAAACGCCGAAGAATCGTTTCGATTCGACCAAGTTTTTCTGCTTCTACAAAATATCGATTTTTCCAATCATCTCGCTGTTCTCGCAATCTTTGCAACTCAGATTGATCCGCTTCGATTACGCCTAGCACTGACTTAATCAAATCGTCGAAGGGCTCTTTGTTCTTCTGTTCGCTCATTTAACCCGCCTCCCGATTGCGTCGATGCCTTGCATATGCTCTAGCCGCTCAAGCCGCTGTTGTTGTTCGTAAGCCGAAAGGATGCCACCAAGTATAGCGCTCGCAGCAATCAGGGCTGTAATGACCAAGCAACCAGTTAGGCACTCCTTATCTTCGGATTGCTTACCCTCTAGCTCCAGCAACTTGTTTTCCAGTTCTTTGCAGTCCATTTACTTCGCCGCCTTTTCCTCAAGCATGATTTTAGCCAGTTGGTGCAACGCTTCACGCTCGGCAACCTTTCGGCCTTGGTAGTAACCCGCTCCGAAACTAGCCCAAAGCACAACTACCAGCATCAAAGCCTTTACCAGCCCTTCATTAAAAAACACCCACTCCTCAATGCAATCCGCGATATTACTAAGCAATGTCACCACGATTCTGCAATCCTCCGATTCAAGTCTGCAATCTCTTTTTCGCGTCCGCTAAACTCAACCGGCAATTTCAGTTTCTCAATGGCAGAATAAACCTTGTCCATTCCTTCACGAAACTTCGCCCCCGCATTCGCCGCAATAAATTGCGTCCACTGCTCTTGATTTACGATTTCCCGCTTCTCAATCTTCGATGCCGCTTCGAGAAATGCCGCTCGATACGCCGCTCGGATATTGGGAAGCGTCGAAGCGACAACGCCTTTGACGTCAGACGGTTTAGGGTCAATGTTCGCAGGTCGCTGAAACGCAAAATAGATCGCACCCGCTGCGATGATCCACGGTGGCCAGTTGCTCTCAGGCTTACTCATCGTCGCTGCTCTCTGCTTCAATTTCAGCCTCTGCGTAGAGTTGAGCCGCTGAGGGAGCATTACCGTACTGGGCTTGCGGTATCGCACTCAAAAAGCCGTTTTCCTTCGCCCAGAAGTAAAGCCTGATTGCCATCTGAACCAGCATGATAACCGTCACCGGATCCAGTTTGTAAGCAGTCTTGGCATGCTGGCGATAGGCCCTACGGAATGCTTGCTTATCGCCTCCCGCCTCGTTGTAGATCCTGATTGCGTCTTCGTGATCCCACGCATCTTCGCATCGCTTAAATAAACTCACTTCGCCACCTCATCAGGCTTAGGCAGTGGCCGAATCGAATCACCTACGATCCACGCTCCAACGGCCAGAACCAACTGCTGGATTTGCTCCTCAGTCAGTGGCACCCGATCCTTAAGCACAATCACGGCAACGACCGCAGCCGCTGCCCAAAATCTCTTTGACTTTAGCAAGTCTTGCATATTACCCTCCCTTGGTTCCCTGCATTGTAGCAAGTCCTAGCGAGATTGCAAACTTTGACTAGACGATAGACCGCTTCCGCAAATCCTCAATCCAAAACTCACCCTCAGCCGCCTTAGTCTCCGCCGCGTAGACCGCAACGGCAAGAGCCGCTAGGTAGTGCGAAGTGACGCCAAATAGCGGCCCTGGTGCCTTCTTGGTGCCTTGCGGCCCAAATCGGTCGATCAACGCTTGGCGGATGTTTGCATCTTTCGCCCGCATCGAGTTGCAAAGATGCATTTTAACCGCTTTTCGCGGAACCATTCGCACCTCACGCCCAATCGTACCAGCAAGCCACCCGATACCGGCCACCGTGCGGAAGACTTCCTGTCCGACCGCCATCCCGTAGGATTCGATCCACTCGCAAGCAACGGTTTTGACCTTTGCGAGCATGTCGCGTTTTTCCCGTTCGGTAAAACGAATAAAACTGGAAAACGTGTCGAGTTGGATAACCCGATTCTCTTCGCAATCCCACCAAACAAACGCATGCTCCCTTGGGCCTGGATCGATGCCGAGAATGATATTGTTACTCATTGCCCATCTCCTTAATCAATCGATCCAAATACCATGCAGACTTTCGCAAGTCCTCAACTCCACCCTTTTCCTTGTATCTCCAAAGGTACTTAATTACATTGCCTCGCAAGTAATCGGGGAACCCATCGCCCAACGCTGCCTTGATAGCCTCGATGCACTCAATCCCGCCTTGGTTGTAATGCGGCGGGTGGTTGACGTTATCAACTGTCAAGCATTCGTTGCCGGTCGGGGCGGGTTCAAGCTCGTCGGCTGTAAACCAACTGCCTCGACTAAGGTCTTTCGACTCGACAAAATACGGCGAACGCATTCCCGCGTTTGTCGCTGTCACAAC